AACATTATATATTTCTTCTATTATATGCTGCATAATATGACTGTGGCATACAACATATAAGTTATCTTCTTGTACTTTTTCAAAATATTCAAATGCTTTATCTGTATTAGCTGATGTTAAATCTAATTCTTCACTAGTTTTTATTTTATTATAAGTTAAAGAATTCATATATATTATAAATCTATATTTATTTTTTCTTCAGTTTAATATTAATAACATATAAACCTTGTAAATAGGAATCCGCTAAATCATCCTTTTTTTTATGTTCATTAAAAAATTCCAAATTATTTTCATCCATATTTTCCTTTAAAAAATATTTAACATGTGCTACTGCCATTTTCTTTTTATCAGTATATGACAATTTTGTTGATTTCTTAGTTTTTGTTTCCGGATCTACTATTTCTAAATCATCTTTTTTTTCTTCAGTAAAATCTGTTATCAAGGAAGTATTATCAACCTTTTTTTTCTTTTTTTTTAAGTCATCCAATGAAATTTCTGGTCCTTTATAAACCTTTAACTTATTAGACGCATTGCAGAAATCAATATTTTCAATTTTATTTTCATTATGATTTAACACTTTTCCATACATTAAGAAATAAGAATAAACAATCATTTGTATAGATTTCATTTTTGGATTTTTTAATGATGGTTGATTTTCTATTACAACAGCATCAACATCTAATAAAAATTTATTTTCATCTAATTTCTTAGGTATATTTTCAAATACCAAGTTCATATTCTTTTTCATTATAGGATCGTCAATTAAATTAATGATTCCCCAAAATAATATTTTGTTTTCTTTAGTATCTTCATTATATTCTAAGATACAATAACTCAAATTGATAATTCCAACATCCCATGAAAGGATCTTCATTACTAAATGATTATAATATTCTCTTTAAATAAAAATAAAATATTCAAATTATTTTCATAGTTTATAAGAAAATAATTTAATAAAAAAATAAATAATTTGATTTATTTATGCACTGTTAGTATTAGGTTTTTTTACATAATATTTGAATCCATTATCATGCACATTTGAACCAAAATTTTTTAAATCTTTGCATTTATTTGAACCAGGAATATATGCGAATTTATTTTTCAATAAAGGGTCAACATAAGGTAAATAATAACAATTTAAATAACTATTTTGTTCAGGGAATCTTCTATACCAAAAATTGTAATAGGTATAAGGATCTCCACATTTTGATCCAAAGTATCCAAAGTTAGCTCTTGGGTTAGTATAAATTGTATTAGGTTTAACACACCAAGAACCTTTGCCGGTTAAATTGTAGCTATCAACAGCAAAATTTTTCATATTAGAAGGGTCATGTACTCCGTTCCATTTCATCTTATACTATTACTAAATATTTTTTTTTTATTTAATTAAAAAATAAAAATAAATTTAAATTATTTTTAAATCCATAAATGTTTGAAGCGAGCTATTTGGATTATAAACGGGTTTATTTCTTTTTAATTTTAGCGTGTCTTGAGTTTTTTGTAATATGTTTTCATTTAAATTTAATTTTAATGTATTATTAAAACTCTTATTATGATTCACCGATTCTTCTATTTTAGGAATAATAGATATTAATGGAGGATCAATTAAATTAAATAACTTGTCATTACTTAAACTATTTTCTCTAAATTCTTCTATAGATAAATAACCTCCAAATAATTTTAAAGATTCTCGTGGTGGTGATAAATTGATTTTAATAATTTTTCTATAATATAATTTCTTATACATCAAATTTAATAAACTATATCTTTCATACACATTATCATCATTTAAACTGAAATTATGTGAAGCCGCACAGTTGAATGTACAAAAAACACCTCTTACATAGAATTTATCTTTTTTATAACTATATGGCAAACTACATGGAACATTATCAAATTTATGACAACACCACCAACAAGATATATTCGTTTTATCTGGCCATACTTTTTCTTTATTACTATCCATAAATTCATACAAAATATTTCTTAAATTCTTTTTTAATACTTTATTATTATTTTTCTCATCAACATGCCATGCTTTTTCTGAATTTTTCTCTAAAATATTTGTTTCTTCTTTAACTTCTTTTTTTATATTATTACTAAAATTATTTATTTCCATATTATTTTGAATATCAGTATTATCCTCTAAAAAATTAATTTGTGTCGGTAAATTAAAAGTTTCATTTTGATTATCATCTTTACCCATTATATTTAAGTTATTATTATTATCTGATGATGGCAATGGTTCATTATTTTTTTCATCAATATTAATTGGTAAATGTAAAATTAATGTTTCATTCTTATTTTCTTCATAGAATGTCTTTGGCAATTCTTTTACTGAATATACCTTCTCTTTTGGTTTTCTTCCTCTCTTTTTTGGTATTTTTTCTACAACTTCCTCGGGCTTAAACTTAGGTTTTCTTCCTCTCTTTTTTGGTATTTTTTCAACTTCTTCTACTTTTTTATTTTCTTCATTTAATTCATTATTTTGTTTTTCTAAAACCATATTTTTAGGTTTTCTACCTCTTTTTTTAGGAACTTTTTCAACAGTTTCATTTGAAATATTTACTTCACTCATTATAATTTATTCTGTGTAATAATTTTTTAAATTCATTAATTTTTTAAAAGAATATAAAAATATATACTTAAAGTAATAGGGATGAATACAAAATTTGAACCAAAGAATTTAAAAGTCAAAAATAAAAATGGTTCCAATGAAAATATATATACTAATAGATTAAAGAGTGGTGTTGATTTAAAAAAATTAGTATCTGAATTTAAATATTTTACTCCACAGTTTTACTTAAAAAAAAAAAATAATATTAAAATTTTTCATTCTATTGATACAAATTTAAAACTTTTTAATAAAAAATATGAAGAATTAAAAAATATTTTAGAATTAAATAAAACATATTTAAATTTATCATCAAAAAATATAAAACTTAATTTTAATACAGATAAAAATATAATATATAAAAATTTAGACTTTCAAAAATCATCTGATTTGACTTATTTAATTTCAAATAAAAAAATATTTAAAAATATACAAGAATATAAAACTTCAAGAAATATTTACGACAGTATTAAAAGTAATATATTTATAAAAATATTAAACGACAATCTTAAAAAAAAAGATGTATCAATATTTATTCATTTATATAAAACAATGTTAAAATATTCAAAATTAATATTAAAATATAATTATTCAACTGGATTATTAGGATATAGTCCAATATTTAATTTAAATGAACCAGATGAAACAAATTTAAATAATAACAATGACTCAAAAAAATATAAATTAATGAATTCAAAAGTAATATTTAATACCTCAACCCAAAATAAATCAAACAAAAATAATACAAACTCAAATTTAAATGAAAAAAAGAAAAAAATAGATGAATTATTAATTCATTACACTGATATGTATAATTCTTACAATTACAATAAAATTATATCAAAAAAGAAAAAAGAAATTGATAATCTTTGTATTAATTATCACAGTATTAGTTCGAAATTAAGTAAAAAATCATATACAAACATATTTGATTTATTAAATTTATTATTAGACCAAGAATATTATCTTATAAATTTTATATTAAATTTAAATGATATTGAACTATATAAAAAAACTTTAAGACAAGATAATACCATTAGAAAATATATTAAAAGAAATATATTGAATTTTAGCTCTTATATGGATGAATATAAAGTAAAAGCACCAAAAATTGGTGAAATAGATATGTTCAGCATACAAGACTATGATATAAATACATTTTTTAAAACTACAAATACATAAAAATTAAAATCTATTTTCAGGTTTAATGTAATCCATATGTAAATAATCAAATATATCTTTTTCACTTTTAGGTTGAAAATCTATTAATTTTCCACTTTTTTTATCATATAATCCTTTTTCATTTAATTTATATCCTTTTTTTGAAGCTTCTAAACGAATTTTTTTAGAAAAATCTCTTGATGAACTAAAATATAATATATAAAAATATTTATGTTTTTCTTCCACAAATCCAATATCCATTTGACGGACTTTAGAATTTTTATTTATTTTAATTAAATATATATCTTTTTCATTTCCATTTAATAAATTTGCTATAAAATATTCATTTTTTATTAACATATTTTTAACTTTTTCTTTTAATTCTTTATATTGATAATCTTTTTCTTTAAATACACAAATGTAATCTATATCACCACTATATGCTTTTTTCATAGCATAAGAACCTGCATTTAATAATTCACATTGAATATTTTCTTTTTTTAAATCTTTTTTTAAAATTTTTGTTATATTTGTAATTTCATTATAAGGAATTTTTATTTTCAAATCATTATAATAGTTTAATGCAGTTTTTTGTACATTTGTTAAAATAATTTTATTTAATTTTACTTTTTCCTTTAAATTATTTATATCTATTATTCCATTCTTATATAATTTCTTGGACATAGTTGGACCTACTCCATAAATATTTTGAAAACTTTTTAAAATTTTAATTTTATTTAAATTTTTTTTTATATTATTGTGTTGTGGTAAATGATTTGTCTCCAATATAGTTGTAATTTTGTTTAATGATTTCTTTCCTAATACATCTAAATTACTTATATCATTTATTGATTTTATTTTTTCTTTTTTTTTTAATTCCTTGATAATTTTTTCATAGCTACTTATTCTGAATTCACTTTCAAATGAATTATTTAAAGTCTTATGATAATCTAGTAAATCTTGAAATATTTGTATTATTAATTCTTTTTTATTTTTATTTCCACTTCCAAATTGTATTGATTTTTTAATTAATTTTACATTTTTATCAAATGTTTTTGAATCTGTTTCTAATATCATTGGAATTTTATATTTATTTGATATTTTTATTATTTCTGTTAAATTATCTTGAGAATTTTTAAAAATATAACCTTTTTTTAAAGGTGCATGTCTATTTAAATGACTTCCTAATTCACCATAAGAATCATTTAAATGAATTAGTTTAACATTTTTTAATCCAATTAATTCATCAAATTTATCAAAATATTCTAATACTCCTTCTTTATGAGAAATATTATAATCAGATACAAAAATATGGCAAGTATCAATACAAATCTTTACTCTTTTTTTATATTCTTCTGGTATTAACTTATATAAATCAGAAAATTCTTCTATTGAACTAATAATTGTATTTCTCTTAGTTGCTGGAGTTTCAATAAAAATTTGTACTTTTTTAGTATGGTCTAGAACATAAATTAAAGAATTTACATAATTTTTATAACATTCTTTTGGTGATATAGAATATCTTTTAGTATTATACCTCCCAGCATGTATTGTAACTCCTTTAACTCCTAATTTTTGTCCCATTTTTAAATCATATATTAAATTGTCTAAGCCCCATTGATATCTACTTTTTTTTGGATCATTACAAAAATTTAATGATAATAATCCATGAACATATAAATCTATATCATTTTCTTTTAATGTATTTTTAATTTCTAATATTTCTTGGTTTGTAAATGGATATTTGTATTTTAATGTTGTTTTAATTTTATCTCCTAAAAATGTTTGAATACTTTTACATCTTAATTTTTTTGCTACTTTAATAGTATTATTTAAATTTTTAGGATCATTATTATGAATTCCATAATTCATTTAATAATAAATAATATTTTTTATAAATTAATTATGTATTTATAATTTATGGATATTGGTTATACAAATAAATTAAAGAATAAAAAAACTAACTTATATATATTTACTGTTTGTAATAATGTTGATAAAATTATTAAAGCTTTAAATACACATTTTAGTATTAAAAATATTCCAAAATCATTTTTAAAATCATCTGATTTATTTAAAAAATTATATTTTGATGATTATGAAATTTTATTTATTTTTATGAAAAAAAAATGTAACCATAAAACTTTATATGAAATATTTGGAATATTAGGAAAAGATTTATTTAATACTGAATACAATATACAAATCATGTTAGATCAAAAAGATGAGAATGTAGTTAGTAATCAAATTGTATCATTTATCCTTGGCAATTACAAAACATTAGATTTTAAAACTAGTGAATATAAAAAAAATAATGTGATATTTTATCATACTAAAAAATATGAAAGAATAGTGAAAAATTCTATATATATTGGAAATATTCAAAATGAAGTCAGAATGTTATCGAATTCACCAGCAAATATTTTAAATAGTGACACTTATGAAAAACATATTAAAAAAAATATTAATAAATCTGTAAAAATAACAATATTAAATGAAGATAAGTTAAAAAAACTAGGATTAAATTTAATATTATCAGTAAATCAAGGAAGTAAAAATAAAGCAAAATTAATTCAACTTACTTATAAAAAAAATACTAAGAAAAATGAAAGACCTGTTGTTTTTGTTGGGAAAGGTGTCATGTTTGATAGTGGTGGATATAATTTAAAAACAAAAGATTTTAGTGATATGAAAAATGATATGACATCAAGTGCAATTATGTATGGATTAATGAATTTAATTTCATATCATAATATTGATGGATATTATATAGCTTTATTGCCGATTGTTGAAAATATGATTAATTCGAATGCTACAAGACCAGGAGATATTATAAAATCCTATAATAAAAAAACAGTTGAAATAATAAATACAGATGCTGAAGGGAGATTAATATTAGCTGATTCATTAGCTTATTCAGAAAAATTTAATCCAAAATTATGTATTGATTTAGGAACTTTGGCGGGAATAAATGAAAGATTTTTAGGAAATAAAGCATGCACAATTTTAGGAAATAGCAATAAATTAATTAAAAAAGTAATTTATAATGGATTAAAAAATAATGAAAATTTATTGGAGATTCCTATATGGGAGGAGTATATATCAGAAACAAAATCAAATATTGCTGATTTAAAAAATATTAGTGGAAATAATGCTGGAGGTATAATACCTGGAGCATTTTTAAGTCATTTTATTCCCAAAAATAGTGCATGGATGCATTTAGATATAGCTTCTATTGATTATTTACATAATGACACAAATATGCGTCATAAAGGAGCTACAGGAAATATATTAAGAACTTTATTTGATTTTTCGAGAGAAAAAGGAATTATAAATGAATTATAATTTTACAAGTTGATTATTCAAGTTATCTAATTCTTTATTTAATGAAAATAATTGATTTCTTAAATAATTAATTTTTACAACATTATTATTATAATTATTATAACTTAAATTATTAATATTTTTTATAATATTATTTCTAATATTTTCTAAATCACTAATATCTTTTAATATTTTTCCTTTATTAATTTTGTTATCAATATTATTAATTAAATTATTTGTATAATTAATATCACTGTTTTTAATTTTTTGAATCTCATTAATTATACTTTTTTCATAATATTCATTATTATTCATTTTACCATATTTAATTCCCAATAAAATGGCTTTTAAAAATAGTATTCTATGTTTATTATTTTCGATAATATCTTCTATTTTCATTATTTATTATAATAATTTATTTTTAAAATTTAAGCTAATCGAAAATTATTTAAGTTTTTTATCTTAATAATTTATATGGGTAATATTGTTTCTAAAAAAAACAAAGAATACATAAACTCAAATTGGGGTGAATTAAAATGTAGTCCAGTTGGTCCTTTATTACAATCTATTGGTCTAGCACCTGGAGATCCAACAAGTACGGCTAACAAATGTCAATCAAGTTCATTTTCAAATCAATTTAATTCAAGTATGACTGACCAATTTAAAGCAACTAGTAAATTAAATGCTGGATTAGGTCAAATTAATGGTACTATGAATAAATTTAGGTCAATTATAGCAACAATTCAACAACAATTATTCAAAGATTTATCTAGAATTGCTGATATGATTTTTGGTATTTATGTTAAAATTGGAAATATTATCATGGTTATTAATAAAAATTTAATAAATATTATGATGGTTTTCAAACATGTAGTAAATACAGGTGTTGCTATTGCTGTTTTACTGGTAGCATTTATGAATCTTTTAAGAGTTCCAGTAAATGGATTAATTAAATTTGTAAATGCTTGGAGATAATTTTTTTAATAAATAAAAAAAAAATGAACATAAAACTATTTAAAGAATATAAATATAAGAAAGTATTAAATAATTATGCCTCCGAAAAAGAAAACTGTTGAAGAAATTTTTGTTAAAAAGACACAATTAGAACATATATTTGATTTACCTGACACGTATATAGGTTCTATTGAAAATACAGAATTAGATACATGGGTATATAATGAAGAGAATAATAAAATTATTTTTAAGAATGTTAAGTACATACCAGGATTATATAAAATATTTGATGAAGTATTAGTTAATGCTATTGACCAACATGTAAGAATTGAAAATGATCCTAATATTAAACAAAAAGTAACTGAAATAAAGGTGAATATTGACCAAGAAAATAATTCATTATCAGTATGTAATAATGGTATTGGTATTCCAGTTGTTGAACATCAAGAACATAAAATATATATTCCAGAACTTATTTTTGGACAATTACTAACATCATCAAATTATGATAAAGATGAGAAAAAAATCACTGGTGGTAAGAATGGTTATGGTGCTAAATTGGCAAATATATTTTCAAAAAAGTTTAAAATCACTACAATTGACCATGAGAGAAAACTAAAATATGTACAAGTATTTGAAAATAATATGACTGTGAAAAACAAACCAGTTATTACAAAATGTACTGAAAAACCATATACAAATATTGAATTTTATCCTGATTTAGAAAGATTTAATATTGATAAGATTAATGATGATACTATTAACTTAATGAAAAAAAGAGTAATTGATTGTACGGCTTGTACAAATAAAAATGTGAATGTTTATTTAAACAATAATAAGATTGATTGTAAGACATTAGATAAATATGTTTCATATTATTTAGACAATGATGTAGAAAAAGTTTATGAAGAAGTAAATGATAGATGGGAAGTAGTAATGGTTGTGAATCCAGACGCAAAATTTGAACAAGTTTCATTTGTAAATGGTATTTCAACAATGAAAGGAGGAAAACATGTTGATTATATAGTAAATGGATTAACTAAAAAGATACAAACTTATATTAGTACCAAGGGATACAAAAGAAAAAAGATGGAATTAAAATCGTCTCATTTGAAAGATAATATGTTTATATTTGTAAAATCAACAGTTGAAAATCCGGCATTTGATAGTCAAATTAAAGAATATTTAACTACACCGTCATCTAAATTTGGTTCAACATGTCTAATTTCAGATAAATTTATTGAAAAAGTAATGAAAACATCATTAATTGAAAGAGCGATTAAATTAAATGAGTTTAAAGATAATCTTGGACTTCAAAAAATAAGTGGCAAAAAGACATCGAATGTACGTGGTATTGAAAAGTTAGACGATGCAAATAAAGCAGGTACTAATGAATCATTAGATTGTACATTAATATTGACTGAGGGAGATTCAGCTAAAGCACTTGCTATTTCTGGATTAAGTGTAATAGGAAGAGATTATTATGGTGTATTTCCACTTAGGGGTAAGTTATTAAATGTACGAGATATTAATATGAAAAAAGTAACTGATAATCAAGAAATTAGTTCTTTAGTAAAAATTGTTGGTTTAAAATTTTCTAAAAAAAAAGATATGACTGAAGTTACAAAAGATTTGAGATATGGTAAAATTTTAATTTTGACTGATGCTGATGTAGATGGTAGTCATATTAAAGGATTATTAATTAATCTTTTTTCAGTATTCTGGCCTGAATTATTGGAAATTCCAGGATTTTTGATGTCATTAGCAACTCCAATTATAAAAGCAAAAAAGCAAAAAAATGTCCATGAATTTTATACACTAACTGAATTTGATAAATGGAAAGAAACAATTGATAATTTAAAACAATGGAATATTAAATATTACAAAGGGTTGGGTACAAGTACATCTGAAGAAGCAAAAGGTTATTTTACAGATATTGAAAAGAAAAATATTAAATATATAAATGGAAACCAAATAATAGAAGATACAAATATCTTAAAATCTACACAAAAAATAGAATTAGCATTTGATAAAAAAAAATCAGAAGATAGAAAACTATGGTTGAAATCATATAATAAAAATAATATAATTGAACAAACTCAGAAAAATGTACCGTTTCATGAATTTATTGATAAGGAATTAATTCACTTTTCTGATTATGATTGTAAGCGTTCTATTCCTAATATGATTGATGGATTGAAACCATCATTAAGAAAAATTATGTTTAGTTGTTTAAAAAGAAATTTGAAGAAAGAAATCAAAGTAAGTCAGTTGGCAGGATATGTAAGTGAAAATAGTGCTTATCATCATGGTGAGCAATCATTATATGATTCAATCATTGGTTTAGCACAAAACTTTGTAGGTTCAAATAATATTGAATTACTAGATCCAAAGGGACAATTTGGTACAAGATTAGAGCATGGTAAAGATTCAGCATCACCAAGATATATCTTTACAAATTTATCTGAATTAGCATTTCATATATTTAATCCATTAGATAATCCATTGTTAGAATATAATGAAGATGATGGAAATAAAATTGAACCTATCTGGTATATTCCTATTGTCCCAGTTATTTTGATTAATGGAACAGAAGGAATTGGTACAGGATTTAGTACAAAAGTACCTTGTCATAATCCAGAAGAAATTGTGAATAATATCTATAGTTTGATGGATGATAAACCATTAAAACAAATGAAGCCATGGTTTAGAGGATTTCAGGGGAAAATTGATTTTAAAAAAATAAATGAATTTGGAGTACAACAATATATTAATCATGGTTGTTATAAAATTATTGATGATACTACAGTATTTATTAGTGAATTACCTATTGGGAAATCAACAGAAGATTATAAAGTATTTTTGGAATCATTGTTATATGATAAAAATAATGAGTCTAATAAACAATGTTTGGTAGATTTTATAAATCATTCAACAGAAAAGGTTGTAAAAATCATATTAAAATTTAAAAAAGAAGTACTTAAAGATTTTATCTTAAATGATAAATTTGAAACAGCATTTAAATTGAATGATACAAAATATACGAATTATTCAAATATGCATTTGTATAACAATAAAGAAACAATTACAAAATATGATAGTTCTGAAGAAATATTAAGAGAATTTTATAGCCTTCGATTAATATATTATGTTAAAAGGAAGGATTATTTATTGAAGATACTTAAAAAAGAATTAGATATATTTGAGTCAAAAATTAGATTTATTGAAGGATTCATAGATGGTTCAATTGATATTATAAAAAAAGAGGATGATGAAATTAATAAAATGTTGGAAGATAAAGGTTTTCCTAAATTTGGAAATGATAATAATGAAGAGAATTTTAGTTATGATTATCTATTGAATATGAGAATCAGATCATTGACTAAAACAAAGATTGATGAATTAAAGAATCAACATGAAAATAAATTGGCAATTTACAATGATATTGAAACGAAAGAACCAAAACAATTATGGAAAGAAGATTTAGAAAAATTTTTAGAAGTATATAAAAAAGAATTAGCAAAATATTCTGATATAATGAAAGAACATATTGAAATAGAATTTAATAAGATTAATTCAAAGAAAAAAAAATCTGGTAAAAAATAAATGATATATTTATTAATTATTAATAGCATTTTTTCAAGTCTCCTATTAATAAGTATTATAAGTTTAATATTTTATCCTATAATACATTTTTTTATTTCCCACATTCAAAAAATAATTATAAAAATTATTTATATTAATTTTTCATTTTTGATACTTAGTATACTATATTTGAATTTAGGTAATAAAAATTTTAATTTAGATTACAAAGCATTATGTAATAAAAAAATAGTTATTTATAATAATCAATACAATATTCTCCATAAATATGATTGTATCTTAATAGATTATAAGTATTTATCTTTATTTGGATTAAAATATTTTTTATACCTAAATATTTTAAAAAATAATAATACATATTTTACATTAACAATAGATAAATATAAAACAATCAAAAAAAAAAGAATATATTATGATACACTTATGTTTAATTTACTACAAAAATATTCAAAAGATTTAAATAAATTAGATTATTATCTAACAAAACATATTAAAGATTTTTTATACTAATAGATTATGAATGATCCTCAAGATTTATTATACACTAACAGTTTTGTAAATACTGATATTATAACTCAGCAAAGTATAAATAAAGAAACAGAAAATTATGATAGATTTATTAATTATCAAGGTAGTCAAAATACTGAAGATACAAACAATACATTAAAATATATAAATAATGATGATGATGAAACTGATTTAGTAAATATTCAACAATCTAATTTTCAACCATTTCCAATAAATAATAATAAAAATAATTATCCTTTATTTGATCCATTATTAAAAGATTTAAGTAAAAATGTTTATACAAAATTAAAAGATGTAGTTGTAAATGTTGATACTGGATTTAGGAATCCAATATTTTATCCCAATAGTTCTAATTTAAGTGTTAATATTCCGAATAGTATTAATAATATTCATCAAATAGAAATATCAAATATAAATATACCTAATTTTTTAAAATCTGTAACTTCTATGAGAAATAATTTTAGTTGGCAATATTTTAGTGATTATTATATTAATACTGATATAGCATATAATATATTACCTTTCCCCGACCAACTTGGACGGAGATTTTATGCTTATAATGATATTCCTTATGCTGCTTATATAATACCATTTAACTCATTAAGAGAAAATCCTACATTTGACCCATCTAGTTTTTTAACTTATCAGGCTAATATACAACCTGGTAATTATACAATTGATGAGCTAACGAAAGAAATATCTAAGGAAACTTCAAAAATATTACATGCTAATGATAGGACTATATTATTACAAAAGAAAAATGAAAATGTTAATAATGTATCAGAAGAACCATATCATTCATTCCCTTATTTGAATGATTCAACACACTTGTGGAAATTTGAAATTAATAAACAAAATGGTGCTGTATATTCAGTAAATAGAATGGAAGAAGTAAATGTTTTTTCTGTTCAAACATTTTTAAATTATTCAGAACCTTTAGATCCAGAATACTTTAAAAAATATGATTTATTTAGTGATTATAGTAGTTTAGGTAAAAATTATACTTTGGATTCAAAATATATTTATATTACTATTCCATTAATACAATTTAAAACAGACCAATGGTTTGATAATTCTAGTAATGCTTCAG